CCTTCTAAAGTTGCTTGTTCTTTCACCTGCCAACCAATACAACTTAGCAAGGAATTAAGGGGTTCAAGAAATGACTTCTCAAACATTTTATCATAATCAACATAATCATGCAATTTCATTTCCTCAGGTAACTTGCTAGAGAAGGTAATTACATGAGAACCGAGCGGGTTAGGTTCTCTAAGATACAAATACTTAACCTTATCCCCCTCTTGAATATACTGGTAATACTTATCGAGCTCACTCACTTTAATCAAATGATTATATAGAAGTGCTCCTCTTACATGAATAGGAGTAGCTTTCTTAAAAATAGTACTCGAATCACTATATTCTTTAAGGCCATTAACGCCACGCGGGAATGCGATATCTTCAGGTTTCAACTCGTGCCAGCGCGCCTCTAGATCACTGACGAACTTACGAAGCGTCACTTCATCTTTAGTAAGGGTAATAGCTACAGCTTCTTTTAACGCCTTACGAACAGGGGCAGGAGTAGAGGACCGTACAATTTCCATACCCATAACTTTAAGCTTAGGGGGATCATAGGTAACCCCCTCAGAATTATATACATTAACTGCATATCGCTTCTTTGCAATCCATATACCTCTATCGGCAATGATCTCTCGCTTAAACTTAATTTTATGTTGATAGGCGTTTAGGTAATAGGAAAGAGAATCGCATGCATCATTGATCGTCGGCTCAATTTGCGTTGAACAGTATTTTTCGAGCACGTCAACGACTTGCTGTTTTGACTTACCTTCCAGGTTCTTATCAACCAAAGCCCCAAGAGTAATGTAAGTAGAATCGGTGTCAGCATAAAAAGAATAATTAACATTTTCGGTTTTAACTTCTTTATTTAAAAACTCATTTAATTTATTAGCAACAGATCTAATAATTAGCTGACCGGTCATGGTGATACCCTCAGCAATACGGATATCATAGTAACGGAAATACACGTTACCCATTGCACCATACAACGAATTCATTAGAATTTTTGCGGACATCTGACGGGAATTAGAGCTAGAAATTACATTAAGCCATTTAGGGTCTTTTGTTCTTTCGTATTCCTCTTGAGCTCCTAACATCTCACTTTTTGCAGTCTGTCTGACGCCGAAGTAATATTCAATTAATTGTGGGAATATACCTTTATGATCTCGCCTAAAGCTTTGACCATTTGCAGTCATAGCATAATCTTTGGTAACAAGATCCTCGGTATTAAACTCCCTATCAAGAAGACGCTGAATAGATCTTTCATCATCTGCTAGAAATTTTTGACCTGATACAAGAGTCTCGGGAGACATATTCCATGTCATAATAATGGATGGGTACAGAGACGTTGCATCAAAAGAGACTACCCAATCATACCCACGGGCTTCTGGTTCCTTTACATACGCACCCATTATCTGTCTATCCATGGCGGGGTCGATGGCGGGAGGGTTATGAACAATAATATTATCTTTTAAGAGCTTATTGTATAGTATGCAATCCCATGTTCTTACAGAAGAAAATATATCGGTGTAATTACATTTAGCGTCGTACGCCATCGTCATAATTAGATTAATAATTTTTAGCTTATCTTCTAATCTATCAACCAATACAACGTCATGTATATTATAATCTACAAAAAGTTCCCAGTCGCCAGTATAGAAATCTTTAAAAGTATTAAAATTATGCTTTACCTTCTCATCGTTAAGCTCTTCCTTAGCAACGGTATCTAGCTTATAGTTCTCAACCATCTTATAAGAAAACTTCTTATATAGATCCATAAAATCTAGAATAGATATACCCTGCCAATCATACGCTAACTGCGTTCTACCTCGTGCAGTAGGTACTTCGTACTGTCTGATCACCCCCCATGGTGAAAGTTCATCTAAGGCTTTTTCTCCTAGAACACGAACGACTCTTGAGGAAATATAAGATACGTCAAATAGCTGGCTGTTCCAGCCGGTTATAATATCTGGATAATCTGACTTCCAAAAATCAATAAATTTACGAAGTAAATCAAACTCATCCTTACATTGAATGTATTCGGAGTTTTCTTTCTTAACAAGATACGGCTTACAACCAAACGTAGTAATACGCTTGGTGTTATAATCCTGTAAGGTAATAAGAATGATAGCCTCTTGAGGATCCCTAACATCAGGAAAGCCATACTCCGTAGACGTCTCGATATCTACCGTGACTATCTTCATCAAAGAGATATCGAAACTTACGGTATCAGGAAATAACTTGCTGATGAACTGGTAACCGTAGTTATAGTTACCATAGATAGGGAAGTTAGAAACCTCTTTATACTGCTTAACAAAGTCCCGAGCCTCGGACATGGAGTTAAACTTTATCTTTTCAAGAGTATCGCCCCAAAGGGACTTATACTCTGAATCCTTACTGCTGCGCACATACAGCGTAGGCTGAAAAGGTATCTTTTGATTTACACGCTTGCCGTCTTTAAATCCTCGAAAGTAAACATAGTTACCTCGAGCAAGAATATTAGTATAAAATAGCATACTTTAATTATAACCTAGAACAATATTACTAGGCAACTCAACTGGAATGGTTGCGGGGGAAGGAGTCGCACCTTCGACCTCCGGATTATGAGCCCGGCGCTCTTCTACTGAGCTACCCCGCGGTATTGGTAAATCTGGTCCAGGGAAAACTGTCGGGATAAACTTGCGACTGTTTTTTGTTGCCGTCAATAAAGAATCCGGCTTGAACAGAGCCATCGTTTCCCCCTAACCTATAATTAAGTGTGTACTTACTCGAACACGTATAATTTTCGTGTTTAATGTGATCTTTCAAAATGGTATAGAATCTTCTATCTCCACCCCACCCGAAATCCCAGATGTGACATACTTGACGATAAAAAGATGTCTTAAAACAATATGAACTTGTATCTATTAAATGAGCCTTTTCGTCTACCCAGGCTGGCCACCTACCTAATGATTCACAATTATCAACTGTAATCCAATTCTTATCTTTATCAAAAATCTGTCTAAGTGAATAAGCCCAATCTAGTTTATTACTTTCGATAATACTTATAAGCGAATCTACATGATCGGGTTCGAACCAGTTATCCTGGTCTAGGAAGAGAACATAATCGTGATTGATAAGATGGCCAAACCCAGCCATGATTCGGTGGCCATAAAAACCACCCCCGCCGGTATTAAACGGTAAGTCAATTCGTTTAATTCTTCCACCTGTAATGATTCCTGCATTGTTTAATACCTCGTCTACCCTAGATGAAAACTGAACGCCATCTACTACTAGAAGGTGTTCTACCTCTTTGTTTGTCTGTTCTAATACCGAGCGTACAGCATCAGCTAATTCAGGTGACCCTGTAGTAGGAGTAATAACTAATATACTCAATCCCAAAGTCCTCTGTAGTACTTACCAAATAGGACCAGCCCGTTTGAAATACGTTTGTCATGTTTCATATAACCTTCCTTATCAAACTCACTTGTATCATTAGGACCTTTATCCCAGGTGTACATGGTCGGTTTACCCTTATCATCCCATGCGCAGGGAGTACTTACTCTATCAAATTCACCTGTATGGTATTGAGACTCCCAATCGGATGTTAGTTGCTCAAAGGTCCAAATTATTTCTGCCAATACCCAGTCCCATCGCTTATGCCAGTTTTGATCTGTATCCCATTCGTTTTCTTTTGCAGGTGCTTCAGTTGAACGAAGGTTCAAACCTTCTGGTACATCTTCATCCTCAACGTGTGGTGCGCCATGCTTGGTTGCTTGGAGTTGCTTTAACATGGGTAGAATTATTTGAGAAAGAGATGTATCCATATTCCAGGTATCCCACTTATCGATTTTTACATAATCAATTTTAGGGTGAATGGTATCTAATACTTTTTGAACACCTTGGCAAAGAGGCAGTAAGATGTTACTCAGTTTATCTATGAGCGGTTCATCATAGTCGATCTCGCGCCAGAAGAAAACTTTCTCAAGAATCTTGTAAGGGCTGATCCAATGATATCGGTACTTGCTTAGATATACTTTCATTTCTTGCTTCCCAGGTTTTATTCTTTAATATAATTGACATGTCTTCTTGCACGTCAAAACTTATAATATCATCTGTGCGCCAATCGTGATCGGCTAAAAACTCTTCAGAGAACTGAAGTAACTTATCTTCAGAACCATCTTCGGCATCCACAACGTCAAATGTATATACTTTATTTTCCATAACTACTCCTTAATGGTGGGCTGACTAGGAATTGAACCTAGACTCAACCGATTATGAGTCGACTGCTTTACCATTAAGCTATCAGCCCTTGCATACATTATATACTATCTAAAAAAATAAATCAAGTACTACGTACCAAAGCATCTTTACGCATAAGATGCTTACGTTGTACCGTTTCTGGCTTATATACTAAAATATACTCTACACCATCAATTAATAGTGTTTCCCGATAGTTCAGACACAACCACATATCCTGATTCAAAGGATTAATTAGTTTTACACTAGTTGTTAATTTAATACTTTGTATAGTCATTGTGTAAATTCTCTATAAAGTTACGGGCTTTCTCTTCACAATAAAATACTGCAATCTTAGATAACATTATACACTCGTTATAGACAAAAATCAATATCTGGTCGTCAAAGCAACTTGCTTTTATTAACCAGTCACCTTTCTGTATAGTTCCGAGTGTTATGAGTTTCATTGCCCTTGAGTGTTATTAGATTTCCTATATTTATTTAGCTCAAAAAAAAGCCCCCGAAGGGGCTTAATATTACAGATCGCGATCTTGTGGATCTTCTGTAAGTAGTTGTGGTTTAAGTTTTTTAGGTTTATCTTCAGAAGTATCCTTAACTTCGATCTTCTTTGGCTTTTTATGCTCAGGTATAATACGCTCTAAAAATACCTTAAGCATACCATTAAACATCTCAGCCGTCTGTACTTCGATTTGATCATCAAGTGCAAAGGAGCGAGTGAACGCGCGATTTGCAATACCCTTGAACAGGAAGTTTTCTTCTGCTTCGTTTGATTGAACATTACCCTTAATTAACATCTTACCGTCATTGAGTTCGATCTCAATATCTTGTTTTGAAAACCCAGCAACAGCTACTTCAACAACGTAAGTATTGTCTCCTGTCTTTTTAATGTTGTAAGGGGGGTAGTTAGGAATATTTTTTGTCATGTCATCATGTATTTTAGCAATACGTGAGAACTGGTCATCAAAACCAACAAAAAATTTATCTATGTCCTTATATGCAGGACCAAAAGCAATGCTTCCAAGTGTCATATTAATCTCCCTTATTTGTAAAACCAGAAATTGCATTTGCAAATGTTTGAGATGTTAGTGTTATTACATCACTAGCAGACTTAGCAATTTGCTTTGTAAAGACACGCTGTGCCTCGACGAAATCAACTAAAGGTTTTTGAAGGGAATCTTCCTGCACGGTTTGTTTGAGGAAGGTAATTTTGGCGTTTTGAATGGAATCAATAGCCATGTTTGCGTAAAACATATAGTTCTCCTATTAAGCGAGTTTTAAAAAAAAATTGATACCCCGAAGGCGTACCATTAGTCCAGCTTACTTAATACTGGGTCAACTAACGAGTGACAGTGCAATTGCTCGGACGCCTTATACCGTAGCGTCAAACAGCCCTAAGGTGGGATTTTATTATAACAATATTTATATAGCTAGACAGGAGCCCCAAATTGTGGCTTGGTATCTGTACCAACACCTATTACACAGGCAATCTCTTTGTCTGTCTGTATTAAGGTCCAGGACCCGTCTTTGGGGTTGGATGTAAGAGCATAGGTTGTACCGTTCTGCAGATCCTTACCAGTCCAGCGTAGTGATTCTTCAAACTGGTTCATCAACGTTTGAAGTACAATTTCGGCCTTGTCACATACAATGACTTTAGTTGACCTAAACATTTGAGCGTTGACAACGTTGGGTAAGCAGAATAGAGACACCGATGCTAGCACACGCATGGTTATCTCTTTAAGGTAATATTTATTTATAAAATTAGTCATGATAATCAATTCTTTTTTTACCAATATTATATTTAGCCTGCAAATCCCAGGCATCCTTGTCTTTAAAAGCAATAATCTTAATTTGAGATAATGGGGCTTGATCCATAATTGCATCAGGGGTAATAATCTTTATAAGTTCCCAGTCTTGCAATAACTTGGCAATAGTGTTTCTACGTTGTATATCATTCTCAGTAATATCAGCTTGCTTACCATCAAGGGCAAAAAGTTCTTTAAAATGAACAATAAAGTAGCGCCCTTGTTTATGCAGTATATGGCATGACTGGTATAGAACTTGTTCTTTACGAGAAGCTACCCCTATTCGGGTAAGGGTCTCTCTCACCTTTAAAAAATCGTCTGGTTGTACCAAAGTTACTTCGAGAGGGGTGTACCCTGGGAAGTTAATCCTAAAAAATTCATTGGACATCACAATCCACCTTTTTCTAATTTTTGTTTTAAATAATCTATCTGGTCCGAAGTAAGAATCGATAAGGCTTGCCGCGCTTTTTCAGTGCTATAACCATAGTATGCTTTAATTATACTTATCGCTTCAATTTTTTCGGGTTTAACCCATTTATTGTACCGTTTTTTGGGTCTAATAGTATTTATAAGAAAATGGAATTGCAAGCCTTTGTCTAAGTGAGGTCTAGAATTCATCTCGTTTGCTGGAATAACGGTATCTGACCCGAAAGACAGACCGCGATTTACCAGATACGGGATATATTGCTTCTCCGACCAATCATCAACAATTAAATTGTCTTTGGTATAGTTTATTGAATTTATAAAATCAAAAGGAGATATTGCCGGTTGCTTATATATCTCTTCTTTTTCTTCTATAACTTCTTGCCCAAAGATATCATTTATATTCATAACATTCGTATCAAGCCAACTGTATCAATTGTAGTTAGCAGGATGTAGTTAGCCAGCATCCCAAAAGATTTCCGAGTATAAGCAGCCCAAGCATAGAGACTGCAGCCGAGGATCCAAACAGGGTAAAGAGTAAGTAAGGGCGGATTCGGGACTGTAGCAGCCATGGTGATTGAACAGCCAATACTGATAGCCCAAGCAAGCAGCTCAACACAAAAACGAAAAGGGTGAGAGTTAAAATCATCTTTTATCCATCGTATAGTTGGTTTAAATATATCTAACATCATAATACTGCATCCTCAGCGAAATTTTCAGCCTCATTAAGACTATCAAAATAGAATTTTTTATCTGTATGATTAATACTATTTAGTACTTCGACAACAAACTGAATATCACTCTTAAAAACCCAAGAGGTAATCATTTGATCATCTGAAAAATATTTACTTATTAAGTTCATTTTAACTCCACTGATGCCATTATTTCAGTTAAACATGCTACGAGATTAATTTCCTGATCAGACACAAACGCTGATTTATATTGATAGTCTGCAATCGTAAGTACTAACTGTGGTACTTGGTTAGTTTGAGGTACTATAGTATCATAGATCTTACGAAATAATGATGCAGGGTCGTTATCTAAATTATTGACAACCCAAGTACGCATTCTCTTCCAATCCTTTTCTTTCAAAGCAGCAACTAACTCGTTCATGTTAGCTTCTGAAAGATTAATTAGAATACCTTCATCAATCCTACCAGATTGCGCATAACGCTGCAATTCATTTAACGTTCTACGAAAGTCAGGGAAGTGCTTCTCTACCACCTTTGCCATTACCTTAGGATCAAATTCAATTGACTCTGAGGACATAATATCAACTAAGCGCTTGAAGAATTGCGCGGCTAGTTTAGGCTTTTCTTGATTAGGTATTTTAAATTCAACTACCGCACAACGAGAGTGCAGGGGCTGAATAATACGGTTCTTAAAATTACAAGTAAAAATGAATCTGCAGTTATTTGCAAACTCTTCAATAAACCCACGAAGTGCAGGCTGAGTCGAGTTTGGATTAAGATAGTCAGCTTCGTCTAAAATTACTACTTTAGTGTTACCAGTAAAGGAGACCGTAGATGCAAAAGATTTAATCTTAGTACGAAGAACATCAATACCTGATTCTTCTGATCCGTTGATGATAATATAGTCCGAGTTCAGTTGCTCACACAGTGCTCTGGCAACCGTAGTCTTCCCGGTACCTGCAGTACCGCACAAAAGAATATTTTGAATCTCGCCGTTCTTAACTAAATTTTTAAAATACTCTTTTTGTTCTTTCGGTAGGATACAATCATCAATAGTTTTAGGGCGGTACTTTTCCACCCATAGATAATGCTCGCTCATAATATAACCTTAAATAATCAAAGAACAGAACCGGGCTCACATGCAATCCAATACTGTAGTTGCCTAGACTCATGTCTAAAGTGTAAGAATTTAGCTTTACCGTTAGGCGTCTTTGCTACCGATACCTCATACGCATCAGGAATTACCTTAAGATTTTCTACCGCAATAAAGACATCAAAATTATCAAACGCCGTACCTAGAGCTTTCTTAAAGCTAGAAGCTGTATCGTTTTTACGATCAGAAACAGAAAGAGTTACATTCTGATTTTTATTGGTAACCGATATAGTAGGTGCACCGGTAATAGCAGCTGCTTTCATTATCATCTGAACATCTTCTGCCATGAGCTTAAACTTATATACATCCACGTGCTCAATTTCTCCTGAAGGGGCTGCAGTTACAATATCAGCATTAGAATAAAAATACTCAAACTTACCCTTATCACTTGTTACAGTTAAGCTCCTATCTCCAAATTCCACGTTTTGATTATCCATCAATGTAAGCATAGCAAGGAGAGAGTTTAAATCATATATTGCAAACTCATTAGGTAAGGACTCTTTGATAGTAGCCTTAGCAAATATATTCTTTGCATTAGATATCGTAGCAATACCGTCCCCAGGTTTAAATACAATGTTTGTATTAATTGCGGCAAAGTTTTTTAGAAGGAAAAGCGTATCACTACAAAATTTCATAATATATCTCTCAAAGTTATTTTCATATTATAACTTCATTTCCAGTTCAGTGCTACGGTTATGGGTGTTTCGCTAAATGATCAATACCATTTAACGAGGTAATCTCATATCCCGCAGTTATCAACCAATCAAAAATCTCCTGCTTACCCTGCTTAAACCATTCGAAGTTCCATACTTCAAATAGAATAGGGGGGTAACCGTTACGTAATAAAAAATCAGCAGATCCTCGAAGTACGTTTATCTCAAACCCTTCAACATCTATCTTAATAAGGTCGACCTGCGTTGGTAGTGTCAGGCTATCAAGCTGAATAATAGGTACCTGGGTATTATTTACAGACATAGATGGTCCGAGACCATGGGCATCCCGGTATTGTTTAACAAATGAAAAGGCTCCTATATTTGGATTATGTTCATAATTAATATCCGGAATGTTAATCATACCGTCGTAGTCACCTACAGCCTGATTAAAAGCATAGACGTTATCTAATCTATTAAGGACTATGTTAGCACACAACTGGTAGTAAACAATTCTTTGCGGCTCAAATACATACACCGCACCACCTATACTCTGTATTTCTTTTGCAATAGGTATACAGTAAGCACCTAAATTTGCGCCTACGTCAAGAACTGTAGGTTGATCTATTCCTTTAAGAAGCTCTCTACTCTTCTCCTTAATATGCTCTTCCCAATCACCGTTATCCCGGATCATGGCATTTGACAGCCCATCATCAGCATTAAAGAATAAAAAATTAGTATTACTCTTTATAAAGTTTTTATGAATTAGTTTAGGTAGCATATATGAGTTTATGTTCAACGGGTTTATTAAATTTATCGACACAATATTGTCGTTCCTTAGCATCTAGAGATTTAATAGACTCATCATGAAATGCACCATCCAGACGATCCATTAAACACACCAGAATATCATTTATTTTAATAGGGTCACCATAATGATAATAAGATCTGTAGAAGTATTCCCCATCAACTAACCAAAGAAGATCTTCATCCATTTCTAACGCGTATTCCCGTCTTACAGAGTAGTTAGAAGGATTACCTGTAGTATTATCCCCGTTTACGTATTTGTTCTCGTACCACGGAAGCCTGGTACCGAAGAACTTAGTTCGGTCTTCATTACAAACAGTGAACCCGGATATAAACCACTTGCTTTCTGGATTACTATCGAAAGCATTACTTATTTTTTGTAATGCTTCCTGATCAACAAAGAAGTCATCCATATAAAGTAATTTAATTATTTCACCAGTCGCGTGCCTGATGGCGAAGTTTACATTGTTAGCTGCGTTCTTTTTTTCACTGGTGTTTCTTACATACCTAATATTAAGAACGTGTAAAAATGTATCACAAATGGTTTTAAGGTTATCACCCTCGCTTTGATCAGATATTACAACGTCAAAGTCTTTAAATGTCTGATACATTAGATGTGACAGATATTTTACTAAGAATCTCTCAGCAGTTTTATCTTTCATTGTGTATACTGGGCAACAAATAGATATTTTAGACATAGTCAACACACACCCCGTAAATACCTAGCAGTTTATACTTTTCGAAATCTACATTTGGATAAAAATCTAAAAGAACTTGATTATAAGAAAATACGTTTTGAGGCTTTGGATAAGTCCAAACATTTCCTTGTGATGTTAAGACGTAGTCGTCCTTATCATGAAAGAAATAATTAAAGCCTCTAAACCTAAACAACTCTGTACTTGCTTGTAAGTTCTTGCAATGTACCCACAATCTCGTTCTCAACGGTAACAAGTAATCCATCGTTACCGGGTAGGTAGGTTCATCATGACCGAGATATAGATCATTGTTATGAACCCAGAGATCTATTTCAATATCATATCCCATGCGGATACAATAATCAATAACCTCTGGTTTATTTTCATTATCTGGATCAGGTCCAAATGTATTACCACGATGACAAATGATTTTCATTAGATTAGTTTAGGTGCGCCCAGCGGTTGTACGTTAAGGTACTTCTTCCAAGGTTGACCTTTATCAACACGTTTAAGTTTAGTAAACCCTCTTTTACGAATAATAATATTATCACCTGGTTCGTACTTACCGTCAACACATTCTTTAACAATTTCGGCAACCTGTAACGTCGATAGTCTGGTTCGCTTATCTTCACCAGGGTAATCATTCTCCCGCATTTTAGTATCTACGCGACCAGGGCTAATTGAATAGGCATTGTACCCCTCAAGTCCAAGTGATTGAACGAAAGAAATAACACCAGACTTAGACGCTGAGTACCCGCTATGTTCTGGTTTACCATACATACCTGCTACAGAGGCGATAAAAATCATTGGACGAAATAAATTTAAAGATACTGATTCTCTTGCAACTATAAAGCTACCAACCAGATTAACATCTATTTCTTCTTTCCAATGATCAATGTTGGAATCTTTTACGACCTGAACATGAGATATTCCTGCACAATTAACAATTACATCAGGGTTATATTTTTTTAATGTATCCCGTACCTGTAAAGCATCTCTAACGTCGCATTCTTCTTTTGGAATGTTTACCGTATCAGGGTATAGCTGTTTAATACCTTCCCCGATATCACTCTTACCGAAAATCAAAACTTTCATAATACAACATCTCCGTTTTCAACTTTATCTAAAAAGATTTCCAGCTCGTATGGCGTACCGAGCATATGCTTTTTGTTAACATCAACTTCATATACCGATACATCACCTCGCCCTGCAATTAACTCATTATACGCAGGCGCAATATAGAACTCGTTATTAGTTCTTATATTCTTAGCGATCATCATAACCACACTCTCGATATATTCATTACCGTGTCGGAAGTAGTATATACCCGCGCATGCTCTATCTGAAATAACAACCTTTTCTGCTACCTCCACAACTTGACCTTTTTTAACCTTTGCATAACTGTGATGAGGGTTTGTTGAATTGAATACTACTAATGAGCCATCTCGATCTTTAGACTGTTCTAAAAAGTCATCAAAGTCCCATTCCAAATACTGATCACAATTAGCGATAACTAGCGGGTGTGCGTTGTTAATATAAGGTAGCGCCATTAGGGTAGTACATGCAGCCCCCTCTGTAACAATATCTAAAGGAATAATAGTTCCTTGTTGTTTAAGGAATTCTTGAAGTCCGTTATCAAGATGTTCTTTTAGTGCAATAAAAATAAAATTACACTGACTGTGTTTTGATGTAAGAGAATCAATGACTCTTTTAATCATCGGAACACCCACGACATCAATCATTGGTTTAGGTTTATCGTAACCACTTTCAACAAATCGTTGACCTCTGCCGGCCATTGGAATAACTATATTAATCATTTAAATCCTTATTATGGAAAACGAGCTAGAATTTCTTCGTGGATTGGAATCTTACCACGCAAACGATCAGTATAATCTCTAGTACAGATACTTGTTAGTAGATGACCGCTTAGTTGAGGTTCTTCACTCATGAAGTGAACGTTTTCTTGCCCCATAATCGGTGCAAGAATAGAATAAAAATTGTGCATGTGATTAGGGTCAAATCTTGCTAGATCAGCAAAGCCCTGTAATACTTGTTGGTGTAAGCGCTTAGGCCAGGCGTAAAACGTATCACCAACAAATTGCTGGCTTTCCCAATATCCATTCCCTTCTCGAGAAACAAAATTAAACTTATCCCAGTCTAGATTAAAGTCTTCTAACCCTTTATTATAATGGACATCGAATCTTGTCATAATATAAAAATCAATATCATCCCCCCCCGCTATGGCTACAGCCGCTGACCGGGTAGGGTTTTGCTTACTACCTTCAAAAGGTATAGAGATTAGTTTTTTAGGGTTTAAGAGTTTGGTAACCTCATCCATCCTATCATTATCATACGTCATAACGTACTTGTAAACAGAATGTTCTTCCTGGAGCGGTTGAATTAAGTTACGATTAATGTTAGGAAAACAATGATTAAAATCTCTTTCTGATTTATGACCGAAAGATATACCTGCAAAAATTAATGCTATGTTCATGATCACCTTTAAATATATTTTTTATTTATATTCTGATTTAAGATCTACCGCAAAAGGAAAATAATCTTTATAAAAGATCGCAGTCAACTTACGCTCATCAGCAATATGTTGTGAGCCGAACCCTCTTACCCTATCTGTCTCAGGTATTCTATTCTGTATTTGCAATTTACGATTTAAAGTTTTTTTGTTAAAGGGTGACCAACCATACCATAATACTTTAAGCTTATCAGTGTTATAATCTGGATAATGTCTACCTAACGGATACTCAACCTGCCTTTTATTATGAATTAATCTTGGGCGTCTGGCTAAAGGGTCTCTACCGTAGTAGTGTATGCCGTGATGTTTTTGTTCGATTAAAGGTATATCGTAAACAGGTTGAATTTCTGGTTGAGTATCAGTCATAATAAAACACGGTACAATATGTTCTTGGTTTAGTGAATCGTTCAGTATAGAATAATCCCCTACAAGAAATTCAGTAGTATTGAGGCACGTTTTCCAACCGGATACAGTACTCTCTATATCCATAACCTCTTCGTCAATTAATCTAGCATCAAAGAATTGATTTCTTGAGTTTACGATTTCCCAATTAGGACAAATCTGTTTAATAATGCTTACAGAGTTATCTGTAGAAGCGTAGTTGATCATTATACCATGATCAAAATAATTCTTATGATGCTCTAGCCACCATGGGAGTAAATACTCTTCATTATAAAAATGAGAAATTATTGTCTTGTACATATCACTTCAGGGAAATATTTTAGGAAGCTAATTTTATCTGATTTACGAGATAAAACTTTAGACTTAATCTCCTCAAAGAAATTCCAAGCTAAAGGTACAATACAAATTTCTTCCGTCTCATTATAAAGTGCATCTGGATGTAGTATAGGAATCATTGTACCGGGACTAAATTTGTTATGCTTTAAAGGGTTATCATCCACAATGTAGTCTAAGTTGAACTTAGAGAAATTAAGAAACGTATTGCCTTTTGCAGCCGCACCGTACCCGATAACCTTAATACCTTGCTTTTGTAACGACTCAACCATTAGTCTTGTTTCGTTTGCAATGCGTTTGCAGTTAGCAGAGTATTTTAACATTACTCGGTACGAAAGAGTTTGTTCTTGCGTAATAAACTTTTCTGATTGATCTGGTAGGTCCTTAGATAGAACAAATACAAAGCTAGTTCCGTGAATAGGGGTACGTATTACATCAATAACATTTAAACCTGCTCGATGAGCTAGAGCACAAAATGACTTAACACTAAAGAAAGAAATATGCTCGTGGTAGATGGTATCGAACTGATTATTAGCTACCATATCAGCTTGAGAGGTCTGAATAAAGATGCACCCGTTATCATTCAACGCATCTTTACATGACTCTAAAAACTCTTTAGGGTATGCGTTATGCGCAAATACGTTTTGTGCGGTAATAATATCAAACTTTGTATCAAACTGTTTAGCAGAAGTAAAGTAATCACAAACAATAGAATGCTTCTTGGAGCTTTCTGTATATAAGTTTTCAGCTGGATCAATACCGTAAGTAATAAACCCTTTTGCCTTATACGAGTCTAATTGTGTGCCATCGTTACATGCAATATCAAGTACCTTCTTACCATCTGTATACTTACCGGTAAAGTCAACAAACCAATCAAAGTATTCTCTAAGTGTCTTAGTAGTACCGCTTACATAGAGGTAATGTTTAAACAGCTTATCAGGATCTACAACATGCGTGAGTTGTACGTGGGTACAGTCCATACAGTAATTAATACCTAACGGGTATTTGTGTTCTGTATCGATGGGGGTTTCAAGATAGCTATTAGCTAATGGTTGATTATTAAGATTTAAAATGTCCTCTAGATTCGAACCACCGCAGCACACACACTTCGTTAATTTTTTATAACTGGTGTAATCCAACGATAGAATATCTTTAATTTCTGTAATAGAGGTATCATTCCAACGACGATGGGAACCGGCAACATAATGCACTCCCATCATATCACCGCTATCGTTCTTGAAGTAGCAGTTACCATAATCAGTAGCGTCTGTCTTCCAGTTTTCTGAAAGAATATTATTCTCAAAGATATGCTTACGAATACGGTATCCTACCTCAACATAACCGGTAGAACGATTATCGTTTAATTCTTGTTCTGTAATAATCCAGGAATGAGACTTAGCCAGCTCTGCATCGTAATATGCTCCAAAGCAAGCAGGAATATTTTCAAAAGCTTTAGGGTTCTTTTCTACCCAGTGCTTAGTATCCTTACCGTCGTTATATTCTGTACCAATAGCCTTGTAGCCTTGCCTAAATTTATCATATACGTAATTATGGATATTACCATTTAAAATGAAGTAATCCGAATCAATAATACCGACGATGTTAGACTTAACGTACTTTAATCCCTCGTTAATAGCCTTACCATGAGACAGACCATCAAAGGTAGGTACACTATCACATTTTACAAAAAAATCAATAATTGGATCTGTACATGCACCAGTCGTGCGCTTTTCTTCATCTGGAGTATTATCTACAACAATTAAATTATAATCGTGCTTAGGAAAAAGCCGTTTAAAATTTTCTACTTGTAAATCAAGTAAATCATAATTCTTATAGATAACAATAATATAATCAATCATATTGGAAATACTCGTTTCTAATTACAACTTTAGGGTTTTTATTTTTAAAGCATTCAATAACACTCTCAACAACAGAGTGGATATTATCTTCATACACGAAGTTATTTAGCACCTTAAACTTAGTATTGTCAATTGCAAAGTTATAGGACCCAGGGGTATCCCCTTTATCAATAACTTCCACATTAGTGTATTCGTTTACTATTTTAGTAATTTCGTCTACTGTCGAATTAAAGGTAGCTAGGTTAAATATGTTTGAATGGGTATTTTGTACAATCAACGATTCAACAGCTCTAGATAGATCTCTTACGGATAAGATAGGTCGTTTAATATGCTTGTTTGTAATAACAATATGGCCTTGTGTGATTGCGGAATACACCATAGAGTTTATCATAAGATCTCTACGAATAACCGGGGAACCACCATTGACAGTTCCAAATCGCAAACCAATAATCTTTCTACCCTCATGAATATATTTTAAGGCTAGTAGATCTAAATTTACTTTAGTGAGATCGTAGTTGTTAACATAGTCGATACTAATCTCGTCTTCAGTATACAGTCGCTTTACATCCTTACTACCATACACAGATGCGCTGCTTGCATATATGATTGTTTGCTTATTATCAGTTTTATGTACTAAATTATTAAAGTTACGTACATTATTTTTCCACGGTGATTCTAGTACACCTGCACAACACTGCACGCTAGAATGACCGGCCAGCAGTACAATGTGAGAGAACTTACTAAGAAATTCTTTTTCCAGGATATTATAATCTTGCTTCCTATTACCGAAGGTTTGAACATCTAAACCTTGACTAACCAGATGTTTATTAAGATAGGTACCTATGTACCCTTCACCGCCGATAATTAAAATTTTCATAGACCAGTATACTCATTCAATACTTTAATTATACGCTCTTGTTCAAACATAGTCAACCACCACCCGTTAGGAATACAAATCTGGGTTTCAGTAAACGATGTTACACCTGGTAATTCACCTTCACGGAATTGAGATATACTACTGTACATATCATTACGGAAGTGAACCGGGCTAGCCGCAATACCGTTACTCTCTAAGTACTTTGTAAAGTGATCCTTCAACCCTGCCTTTACATGCATACTGAATAACCAATATGAACATGTTTCATCCCATTCGGGCAAAGTCAGTAATGGGTTATTAACTTTATCAATATATTCTTTAGAATTTCTTCTACTACAAATAACTGAGTATTCTGCTTTACCCAAGTTAGCTAAACCAATTGCTGCATTAATATCATTCATATGATATTTAAAACCAACTTTGGTAATGTCTTGAGTACAGCGAAATGATTCGTTCTTAGTTCTATCAAGACCATACCAACGAAGTGTGCGAGCTTCGTTTTCCATTTCAGGAGGGCAAATTAATATACCCCCATCACCAGTAGTAAGAAACTTAATAGCCTGGAAGCTATAACAAATATAATCACCGCGCTCAAGATCCCCTAACCCAAATGTATCCCAGGTATGAGCAGCATCCTCAATTACAGGTACACCAAATGCTTTAAGCGCTTTATAATCACAAAGTTTACCAGCCCAGTTAACTGCCAGAATAGCTTTTGTTTTCTCATTAACTAGCTTACCAACAGATACAGGATCAATGAGACCAGTCAAAGGGTCAATATCGGCCCAGCGGATACGAGCGCCTCGATGAATTGCACCTACGTTAGATGCAAAACAAGTTTGAGGTGTAGCAACTACTTCATCCCCGGGTTTAATATTTAAAAGATCTAAAGATAGATCAATGGCAGCGGTGCATGAGTTAACTGTTACCGGTCTTGTCTTAGAGCCAAGATCTTTCCAAAGAGCATCTTCAAACTCTTCTACCTTAGGACCTTGACCAATGAAGCCTGAACTAAGAACAGCGGTTACTTTTTCTGCTGCAAGATCGGACATCCCAACTTTAAATAACGGAATCATATTGGTACTCCATAAAATACAGATTATCTTTTTCCCCGGTTACTTTAAAGTTAAGAC